GTATTGAAGAAGACGATTCCCGACAGACGTCATGCCTCTGGCTGTCTTATATACCGGTATTTCCTTGGATAACTTCTCCATGGTCGTACGCTCGCTATACTGATCCGTAAGGTAATAGATGGTCCTTTCCGTTATCGGATGTATACCTTCTATGAAATACTCAAGAACCGGGCTTTGCTCACCATTAAACCCAACCGTGTTCTGTATAACGCCTATCTTATAATGAGATACCTGCTTATCTATATTAGACACGGTAAGGCGGATACCCATGTTGGTTGACTTACCCCATAAACCATCGCGGATAACCATATCTTGACGATCGAATAACATGATTGGGTTGGTCAATGAGCAATATCCGGTCTTCTCAATCCCGAACTCATCGCACAACGCCACGCAGAACTGGTAGGTCCCGGCACGCAGGCTTCCCCCGAACTCCACGACCTCAGGCTCCACGCACGGGGCCGTCAGCAACGGGAACACCAGCAGCTTCTCGCAGGCCAGCCTACACCTCTCTATTGGCTTGTCATCCCCACATGTCTTATACCCATGATAATGATACCAAAAGTCACCATCATCATCCGGATTAAGAGCCTTATCGACCATAACATATCGCTGGGGATTATATCCATCGGTCCAGTATATCACCTTCCCACATTTCTCATCCTTGATCTCTATATCGAAAATCGGGTGATGAATGGAGAAGTTAAGACAAGGGTCATCGGTCCCATCCTCTATCAACACCTCCATCAAATCACATATCTCATCGAAACGACCATCCGACTCCTCAAGTCTCTCGCCAAGGATACGATGAATATCTTTCCCTGATCCTGCTAATTGATCCTCTACGGTCTTGACATAATCCAATGACCTCATGAACGTGATCTTAGAGGTATTGTTATCAGGATTCACGAGAAAAAAATAAGTATTATCACCAGCTATATCATTCTTATACCCAATAACCTTATAGCCATCGAATCGCTTGCATAAAAGGGTGCTAGGCTCGTTCTGAATCTTAATCTGACTCCCATCGTCACCCTCTATGGTAGCGTTCAAGGCGAAACTGTACTCAGACGGGGATAGGTCCTGTGGATGCTTATCCCTGTTCATCCCGGAATCGGGAACCGCTATGTTAGAGTTATTTTGCACGATCTTATCTTTTTCGCAAATATAATAAATCCGCCAGATAATCACTTATGTGGCGGATTCTAACAAACCGTACGTATTATGCAAAACATTCAAATCGCACAAAAATAGAAAATCCTTCTGACTCTCACAAGCCAGAAGGAAAATCTAAACACTTTGCAACGTTTACCCCTAATGAAAATACAAAAACATAATAATTATGGATTTTTTCCCATGTAGCTTGATTGCTTATCGGCGTCCTCTACGGATATGTAGAAGAACCCGTTAGTCACGTATCTCTCATTGACATCCACAAAATCGGTAGATCCTTTGTCTATTCCTCTCTTCGATCCCTCGTCGCACACGGCCACCAGACTATTGAAATCATTGGAATAACCAACGACAACGCCATGTATGTCACGATTCCGAGGATCGAAAACATATCTCATCCTACATCTGTCATAAGCCAATTCCAGAGGACTTTTGTTTATCTTACCATCAAACCCTATACCTGTGGTCAAGGCGATAATACTTCTTGATATATCGCTCATAGTAGTATCTTTTACCGGCACCTTAGGCATAGAAACGCCTTCCATGACAAAATCCAATGCCTTATCTAAAAGCTCGTCGAAATCATCATCCCGAACATAATCCTTGAACACCTCCAATATATACAACCGGACATGGAGTTCGTTATTGACATCATTTAATGCGATCATAATGCTAGTTTTCGGCAAAGCTAGATTATTCCTATACAATAGAAGATCAAATATGTCATAAGTAAAGGACTAGAAAAATAAAAAAAACTCTCCTATCCTCACGGACAAGAGAGCCGATGTGTTTATATTATGAA